GACATGCTCAAGGTCAATCTCCGCAACGCCTACGTCCGCAAGACAGGCCTCGGAGAAACCGAGATCCAAGACATGATGGACAAAGAAACATGGCTCGACGCCGTGGATGCCGTCGCCCTCGGATTTGCCGACGCCATCGAAGAGGGAGTCGCAGCAGCCGCAACAGCCACCCCCGAAAATCTCCGTGCCAGATTTGACAACTTCGCAAAGGGCATGAGCCAAAAAGCAGAGATCGAAGTTCCTGAAGCTGGAACCGTAGTCAGCGAGTCCATCGCCGCCGAGCCCATCCTCGAGGTCGAATCCTCCGAACCAACTCCAACCGTAGAGGCAGAGCAACCGGTCGCCGAGGAGATCATCGTGGACGAACCGCAAGCCAAGGCAAACATCGCCGATTCGATCCTTGCGAAATACAACGAACTCTCAGCGAAGCTCGACAGCGCCCTAGCCGAATCCTCCGCTTATAAAGCGAAGTTCGACACCGTCAGCCAAGACCTCGCCCGCCTCGAGCGTAGCCTCGGCCTCTCCGCCGCCCGCGTCGTTCCGATCATCGAAAATGCGGCACCGGAAGCCCTCGACCCCGTCGCCGAGTATCTCGCCGCCGTAGAGTCCGGCGACCGCAAGGCCGCATCCGCCCTTTTTGAGAAGCACAAAGCTCTCATCTGGCAAGCCCGCCAAAAGATTTCCAAGGCATAAGCCGAGGAGAACCCAACCAACAACCCAACACAACCACATCACCCATTATGGCAAATTCATTCGATAGCGCTCTGGTTGCGGACTCCATCGCCGCACAGACAAAAACAATCCTCAGCAAGCGCCTCACGGCTCTTAACTTGTTCGCGTCCGACTTCTCGTCCGACGTGAAGAAACCCAAAGATACCGTCCACGTTCCTATCGCTAGCGCGACAGCGAGCACAGAGGTCAATCCAAGTGTTTTCAACAGCATCGGCGGCACGACCGTCGGCAAAGCCTCGGTCGTTCTCGATCACATCTACCAGCCCTTCGGTTTGGCATACAGCGACCTCCAAAGCGCCCACCGCTTGGACCGCCTCATCCAAATCAACTTGGACGCGATGGCAGACAAAATCTGGGCGCTCGTTACCGCTCCTATCACCGTTGCCAATTTCGGCGCAGCGACCGTCACCACAGCGGCAGGCAGCATCAACGCATCGAGCGGCGATCTTCCTGACCTCTGGGCAGCAGTATCGAAGAGCGCACGCAAAGGCCTCGTAGTGAATCCCGTCATTTACTCTTCCCTCATCCCAACGAACACAACAAACCTCAGCCTCAGCGAAGGCGCTTATGGTTTCGAGAATGGTGTGCATTACGCCTCCTCATTCGGCGGCCAAGCCAACCTCGCTGGTTTCGCTTGCGCTCCCGAAGCGCTCGTCATGGCCTCCGCCGTGCCAGCACTTGCCGATAACGATTACATGGTCTCCGACAGCGTGACCCTTGATCAGATCGGCCTCACCATCGCTTACAACGTCTACAGCGACAAGAGCACCCGCTCGATCATCGCTTCCTTGGAAGTGATGTTCGGTGCTGCCAAAGGCATCACAGGCGGAACGATGGCCCTCATCGTGCCAGCAGCGTAGTCTTCCTCGCGCCTCACAGCGCCCAACCCGCAAAGCCCGGCAGGAGCCTTTCCCTGCCGGGCTTTTCTTTTTGACACAGCAGCATGGGTATGTCGCCCGACGCGATCCGCACCTTCACTCTCTCCGCCGCCGCGCTGCGGAACTCCGCCCTTGGCACCACGGCCACCTTCCGCAGCCAGCCCCTCCGCGTCGTGCTCTCGCCCATCGCCATCGGCCTCGATCTCGAGACCGGCGGACTTCGCCAGGGCGGAGAGTTCACTTGCCGATTTTTGGCCACGTCCCTCGCCACCCCGCCGCGCCGTGGCGAGCAGATCCTCATCGGCGGCAAGGCCTACACGATCCAGACCCTCAAGGAAGTCGTCACCACCCCAGGCGAATACGTCGCCACCATCGCGCCCGGCTCCTCCTTATGAACGCAGCCCTCGAACTCGCCATCCGCGATTGGCTCCTCGCCGATCCCGACCTTGCCGACCTCACTATCTTGACCGGACAAAGCGCCGAGACGATCCCCGCCGACCAGACGGTGGTTTTTGTGTCCTGCGAAAACACCGACACGCTCGCCCTCAAGCACTACAAGGTCCGCGCCCAGCTCATCGTCAGCACCCCCGCCGTCATCGAAGACTCGCTCGCCGCGCACCAAGGCATCTCCGGTGCCGTGAAATCCTCCCTCCTCACCATCGCTGGCCTCGTCTCCTTCCTCCCCTCGGGCCTCATTCTGGCCGGTGCCGACCTCAATTCATTCGGCGATTCCATCGGCAGCGAACGATTCACCACGACAGCGGATCTCTCCCTCGCCGTCATCGAAATTTGACACGGGCGAATTGGTGAAACCTCAACCCACCAATCACCACCATGGCCGCATCAATCTATCGCTCCGCAGCAGTTTCCACCGCCACTTATGGCACGCCTACCGTTGCCGGACTCATCGTCAAATCTTTAAACGTCTCGGATTCTGCATCCCTCACCGAGGTCAAAGATGACCAAGGAAGTGTGGTCGCCGTTGCCGTAGGCGAGCCGGTCCAAGATATCTCCATCGAAGGCCTGAAGACTGGCTCGTTCACGGAGACAGTTGGCGGCGCTCTCACCCTGACTATCCCCGGCATCGCTTCAGGGGGGACCACGATTATCACAAAAATCGACACCAAATTTGCCGCCGAGCAATTCGAGAGCTTTTCGCTCACGGCGAAACATTACCCCGTGACCATGGCCGAATAGGTCGCCAACCCCGCGCACTAGGGGAGCAGGGCCACTCGCCCGCTCCCCATGCGCTCGCAGGGGCCGCGCCCCACCAGAAATAATGTCCCAGATAATCCAGCTTTTTAGCACGCAGAACCTCAAGGTCGCCGCCGCGCTCACAGCGATGGGCTTCCAGTTTGAAAACGAGACTGCACCCGTCACCCGTGTCCTTCGCCCATCCGGCCAAGAGAGCACGGTCTTTTGGTTTCAAGCCCAGCACCCCGAGACAGGCGAGCAAGCCGAACAGATTTCACGATGGATGACTACCGAAGCCGACTCCTTCGCGGAGAAGAACCCTGAGCATCCCGTTGCCTACATGCGCGCCGCTCTAGCCAACCGCGACGAGCTCGTCGGCGTCATCAAATCCACCCCGCGCCAAGTCATCATCGAGAGGAATGGCCGCACCATTTCCATCAGCGAAAACGCCACGCCCGAAGAACGGGCGCGCTTTGCCAGAAATTCATGAAAAACAAAAACCAAAAAACCAACGAACTAGAAACCGACGACGAAGTCCTCCGCGAGCGAGGCCTCACCGATGGCCCCGTGCAAGTCGCCAAGATCACACTCCGTCCGATCACGCCCACCTCATTCTCGCAGATCATGCGTCGCGGCATTTTTAACGACGACAAGGGCGACCCACTCCAGCGCACAGCCGGGTATGTCTTTTTGCACTCCGAGCCGAAAGATAAGATTCAAGCGGTCGTCAATAACGAGCTCCTTTTCTGGACCGCCGTGGATGATTGGCTCGATGAGAACCTCGAGCACCACCTCGACATGGCCCCATACTCCGACGCCATGTCCGAAGGCATCTCGATTTATCTTGCCGCAAAGAGCGAAGCGAAACACCCATCCTCCGGAGGGAACAGCCTGGGAAAGTAGCCAGCCCCAACTGGATTTCTTCCTACGTTTACCGCCTCGCAACGCTGACCGGTTGGAGCTTCAACGACATAATGAACGAGATCCCACTCGCCGCTGGGCTTCAGATACTCGATGCCGATTGTTTTGCGAAGGACATTCCGCGCATTTACTCGAACGACATCGCCACTTCTAAGGTGGACGCCCTCGATGAGATCGAGGCCGTCTTCGATAAACTAAAGGCATTTTGACAGGGCGCGTTGATTAAGAAACTATGAGCCAATCCCTTTCCATGTCAGTCGCCAACCTCGGCCTTATGCGTGCGTTTGATGAGATCGCAAAGGCCGCAGGCGTGACTTACAAGGAAGTGGTCCGCAGCGAAGCGGCCAAGATTCTAGAAGCTGCTTCAAAGAATACCGCTGCCGCTCAAGTTAAGCTCATTGAGGAAAACGCCAAAGCGGCACCGAGGCGGAAACTTAATGGCAAGCTCTACAAAATGTCTTGGAAGATGCCCGATGCCGTGTGGGCGATGGCGCAAGCTCAGATCGCCGCCTCCATCAAGCGCCGCAAAGCCTCTCGTGGTCTTGCTAAGAAAAGTTGGATTCAAGTTGCACAAAGCATCGGCCTCTCAGTTAGCGCACCAGGCTACGTCGAATCTGCCACTACTAAAAACGGCGACTATCCGGGCGACGGCAAAGCCACCGAGGAATCCAACGGCTCGGACTTTGCCATCGTCCTTCGCAACTCTCGCACCTACTCGCCCTCGGTCTTCGATGCCATCCGCAAGGCCATGAATGGACGCGAGAAATTCTTCCGCAAAAACATGGAAATAGGTGTTTTTAAAAGCATCGAAACCATCGCCTCAAAATATCCCGGCCTTTACACAAAATGAGCGAAACCCTCGAAGTCAAAATCGGCGCATCCGACGCCGGATTAACTAGCACTCTGCAAGCTGTCAAAGGAGAGATCACTCGACTCGAAGATAAGATAAAATCTGGCGACATGTCCTTTAAGGAACTCGATCAGACGATGAGGAAGATCACGCAGACTCAAGCACTCGAGACTAAGCTCAAAGCCATGGGCACCGAGGCCGCTGACAGCGCCCCGAAGGTTGACGGTCTAGGCAAAGACATTAAAGGCATGGGCGACAAGTCGGAAGATGCCGGCAAGAAAGGCGATCTCGGATTCGGGAAGATCGCCGCCGGTGCCGCCCTCGCTGGTGCCGCTGTAAAGGTCGGCATGATGGCCGTCGAGCTCGCCACCGCAGCCGCGACCAAGACCATCGCCAGCTTTGGCGCAGCACTTGACATGGGCGGACGCCTTAACGATCTCGCAGACCGCACCGGCATCGCCGTCGATAAAGTCTTGCTCCTCGAGCGAGCCTTTCAAAACTCAGGCGTAGGTGCGGATTCTCTCGGGCCGATCATCAACAAAATGCAGAAAGCCATCGTGGACGCCGGAGACGGCACCAGCGCGGCGGCATTTGCCTTTTCTAAGCTCGGCCTCTCCCTTTCAGCCATCGCCTCCCTCTCCCCCGAAGAGCAACTTCGCACCATCGGCAAGGCCATCGCAGGCGTGGAAGATCCCGCCATGCGCGCCGCGCTCTCCATGGATATTTTTGGGAAATCCGGTGGCGCACTTAACCAAGTATTCGCCAATTTCGATGGAGAGATTCAGACGGCCAAGGATCAACTCGGATCGTTGCCAGACATAATGAAAGCGGGATCGTCGCAGTTTGACCGGATCTCCGACAACCTTGTCGTCGTCGGTGGTAAATTCATCGAGTTTGCCGCTGGCATCATTGACAAGGTCAAGCCCGCCCTCGACGCCGTGACTACGGCTCTCTCAATGTTTGACGCAGCCAAGGCCGGCCAAGATCTTGCCGCCTTTTTCGTCGGTGCCGGGGAGGGAATGAAAATGTTCCAGAGTGCCGTGGATTCGTTTAAAACTGGAAACTTCACTGACGGATTCAAACTAGCGTGGCAGGCGATCAAAACGCAGTCGATGGAGACGGCAAACAGCGTTTACACTAACATCGTCGCCGCATTTAAAACGGCAGGCGATTTTATAGCGTCGCAGTTCAGTTCGTCCGGTCCGCTTGTGGCATTGTTCCAAGATTTCGCCAGGCTGATTTCGGGCTATATTTCGGAAAAGCTCTACCTTGTCATGGCCGAATTTATGGACGCCATCGGCAAGTCCGGCATGGCCGAATCATTCCGTTACCAAGCCGACACCGCCGCCCGCGAAGTCCAGACGTCACTGAACGCCATCCCGATCCATGCTGAACTCACAGCCGAAAAAGCCAGCGAGTCGATGGGCAATATCCCCGAGACATTCAAGGCCAACATGGCAGGAGTTAAGCCGCTTTTTGATACCGTCACGCAAAAGCAGGAAGAGATCGTAAAAGGCACCGATGCCATTATTTCTGCCGATGAGGCATGGGAGAAGCAGGCGATGGATCGCATCAACAAAGATGTTGATGCTTCGCAAAAAGCATTTAAGGAAAAAAAGGCCAACCAAGAAACTCTGGCAACAGATCAAACCGCCGAAGACGAGCGGGCTGCCAACGCTGAAAAAGCTCGGCAGGAAAAGCTCAAAGAATCCGCAGCACTCAAGCGCGAAGAGGTCAAGCTCCAGATCGCCATCTCCAACGCCATTGCCGATGGCGATACAAAGCAAGCCGAGGCGCTCAAAAATGCAAAGGCCCTCAATGCCACAATCCAAGACCTCATCAAATCTGGCATGGGCGGAAGCGAGGCCACAAAGATGGCAAACGAAATGGCCCGTGCCGCACGCGAAGCCGACCGCGTCAAGAACTCCCTCGCCACAAAGATTGGGGAAAAAATTAAAACTCGGCAAGAATCCGAGTCCATTGACCCAGGCGGGAAGTTACAGGAAAAAGCGGAAGGACTAATCTCAAGGGGAAAATACAAAGAGGCCGAGCTTGTTGGGGAACAGATAGCGGCCCGCGAACTTCGTACTTCTGTCGCTGGATTCGGAGAGGGGCGCGATAGGCGGGCGGCAGCAGATATTTTGAGTGATTATTACGGAAATCGTGCTCCCGTCATGTCTGACAAGGAACGACTAGAGCTCTCGCGACTCGCTCGCGAGGAAGGTGTCTTTAAGGATTTCTCAAAATTTCAAGACAGAACAAAAAAAGGGCTGGACAGATTTGCTGACCTTAAACCTGGGGAATCCAAAGCTGGCGAGGCTGGCGAGGCCCCGCGAAGAATGGGAGCTCCCCCCTCTGGAGACCCCGGGAAACAAGGTCCCAACCCATCAAATCAACCTCAAAAGGCCACGCTTGATTCTATAGTGCAATCCATCCTCGACCTCGTCAAAAAAATAGAACCCAAGCTCCCCCAAACAGTGCTCGTATGATTACACCCGGACAAGTTTTTAACCCCGTCGTAGGCGTGCCATTTACCGCGCCCGTATTAACATCGATACCTCACACCGGATTTTTGGCAGAGACGCCGGAGTGGATCGGCATCGACGCGACTACAGGCGTTCTCTCTGGGACGTTAAGTAAAATTTACAGCGGATATGCAAAAGTCTCCTACCAATCAGAGTGGGCTGACCTTTTTATCGTAATTCCGCCACACTGCAATACCCCCGGCTACGAATATTGTTATAGGGTGCTCGGCGTAACCACCGATGGCGTGGTTCTATCCTGCAGTGTTTATGCCGCAGGGGCCTACTCTTATACCGATCCACGCATCGCTCAATCAATGGTCGCCTATGGCGACTTTGTGCAGGTGTGCCAACTCACGGTGCCGGACTACCCACAAAGCAGAAGCAATTCCATCGCTTTAAAAAGCAATGGCACGGTTGAAACGCTGCCCGGCTATAATAGCGAGCCGTTTCCAAACCTGCCAAGCGGTACGGTCACAAAGATCGGCGTTCGTGGCGATCATTACAACCAAGTTTTTTGGGCATTGAAACCAGACGGAACGGTGTATGAATGGAACAGGACAATATCTGGCAATGCGGATTTTGGTGTTGTTGGTGGAGTCACCGTCAATAGCAACGTCCGCAAAATTGCAACGAATTATGGCGATGGCGGCCAATGGGTGGTGGAAAAAACAGACGGCTCTGTTTTTTCAAACATATCTGGGACGCCTGCTCTCATAACGGGAATTGGCGGGACTGTGGCTGAGTTGGCGGTAGGCTCTGCGCAGTTGCTTATCAGAAAAACAGACGGCACCGCCTTTGTTCTGAACCCCGGATTGGGAGGCTTTCCCTCCGCTGGATTAGGATTCACGATTGTATCGGTGGCCTCGAATGGGTCTAGGAGCTCTGCTGTTTTTTCTGACGGGAAGATGCTTGTTTGGGACAACCTCGGCACAGGCCTTTACTCCGGGTGGGATAGGCAACAGAAGCAGGGTAGCGGAATAGCAAAAGCCCGCACATCCCCTCATACTACATTTTCCATTAAAACCACCGGTCAAGCGCAATGGTATGGAGGTAATTTTTTAAATGAAGATCGCAGCCTATTTTTTCCTCGCCCCTATGCCAGCATCTCGTTTGGCGGAGTAGGCGGCGCGCCAAATATTAATGTCGGCAATGTTGTTATTCCTGCGCGACAAGAGTTCGAATTCCAGTGCTCGGTCGATGACCAACGCGCCACGCCAGCCTCAAACTGGAATGCGACCGGCCTGCCCGATGGGCTCACGATAAGCCCGGAGGGACTCATTTCTGGGACTCCTACCGCCGTCGGAACATTTAACCCCACCATCAGCGCGCTGGGCGGGGATGGATCGAGTGCCTCCGTTGTTTTCACATTCCGCATTGTCGGCGGTCTTGCCGTAATTCCGCCGAACCAAACCATCGCCGGGCGCGTCGGTGTAGCCCTCGCCACGTCGCTGGCGCTTGATTCAATAAGCGCGCCACCGCTTTATTTCAAAGCTATTGGCAAACCGTTCTGGTTGACCATTGAAGACGATGGGACTCTTACCGGCACCCCAAATAAACTGGAGTCGTTTGCACTTGAAATATCGGTTTTCAGCGTTTTCGGATCATCCACCGAGACGGTCAATTTCGATATTCAGGCAGGTATCCCTGAGGTCGATCCCGCGCAAAAGATCGACGCCTGGTTGGATTTTGATTTGAGCTATTATCCTCGTTTAAAGGACCCTCAAAATAGCCCATCCACATCGTGGTCAGCCACAGGATTACCCTCTGGCGCGGCGATCTCCGCGACCACCGGCGAAATAACATGGCGACCCACCTCAGTTACTGCGCCGGTCTCGGTAGCTATCACAGTATCCGCCGGTGGCAGCTCGACGACGACCACGCTCCAGCTTCGAGTTTTAAAATCCGCCTACATTTATCGCGGGAACAAAAATCTCCAGATGGTTAGCCACCAGCGTCAAGCCAGCGACTCTGGTCTATCTGTCGTCTCCGCCGAGTACATCTGCCCCACGCCAAATGCACAGAGTGCCGCCCGCCTATTGCAAGCGCGCCTTCCATTGCCAAATTTCCCCGACCACATAAGCAAAGATTCCGCCTCCCAAAACATCGACAGCGCAGGCTTTGCAAAATTCTCCATCACCGGCTTTTCTGGTCGAAAAAATATCAGCGTGCCCGTCGATGTGCCGACCGTTTTTGGCACTCAGCTATCGTCTGTTACGATGACGTTAAATCGCGGCCCCAATGCCGCGCCGGTCGGTTATACCCTGAGAATTTTGTCGGACACAATCACGAAGAAATTCACAATCGGAGAAACTACGTCAATGACGGAAATCGGCCTACCATCTGAGGCAATCAAGTTTGATGTATACGAAATAACGAACAACACGACATCGGTTAGCTACTCCTCATTTTCGGAATTTCTGCAAATATTCGCGCCCACATTTGAGCAAGGCGTCGGCGGCACAAATCGCAGCTACACGACCATCACCCCCGACCCAGAAACAGCTCTGGCCTCACTAGCTCAACTCGTCTCGTTGTCTCGCGCAAACTACGGCGAGATAGACGAGGTGACGGCAACATGGGGGTTGGCGTTTTCCGCTTTCGAGATAAAGGCAATTCGCAGAACCGAGTTCATCCCGTTCTAAAAAAATGAACAACCAAAACAATCTGCCCGTCGATTTTGAGGCGAAAATTGTAGGCAAGCCTGTCTATTCTATTTCCGCCAGCGACCTGATGCAGAACTTTGCGGATGCAAAATTGATTGTGGATGCCGCATTCACGGAACCGGCATTCGTAAATAACTACTCCGCTCGGAGATTTAAATTCCCCAAGCCGCCAGCCTCCGGCACCCACGTCCTCGGCGCGGTGGAGGGTGCGCTCACTTGGATCGCAACCGAAGAATGCTAAAATGACACTAGGCCGAACCGCTTCCAACGCTATCAAGATCAAAACCGACGGCGCACTCGGCCTTCGCGCTGTGAAATGCGTATGTTGTGTGCCTCCTGTAATTTGCGGGCCAGGGTATTACTACGATATGTTCGGGGCATACAGATATTTTGACAAAGAAAATTCCTATGAAATTAGTAAGTCGAAATATAATCTTGTGCAAGCGGGAGGAACATTTAACGGGTCAGCATCCATATCTATTAATTTCAGCTCAAAACTAAATTGTTCATTCTCCGCAAACTCAGATCCTATAATTGCTGCACCTAATGCTGCTTGCTCCAGCCTCGGCTGGACAACTATTTTTAGCGGCTGGGATGTTTCAACATCGCCCACTTGCATAAACGATCCGCTTTATTATGGCCCACCGCCACTTCCATCGCAGGTAAGGTATAGTTCAATGGAATTTTATATTTTGTTCTTTCAGCAAGAAGATGCAGGGGAAGTCAAGTATTATACGCATATCTCTGGATATATACAATGTCCGGTAGGGAATGGAACATCATGGTGCTTTTCGCAATACAGATATGTTGGAAAGGTGTACAGCAATGGAACAACTAATTCTTTTTCATTCCTTGGTGCAGATATTTATTACGATGATGATAGTGCGTATACCTCTAATTCGTGGAACATTAGCTTTGCCTAAATATTGTGGAAAACTTGTCCAATAAACCACCGCAGAGTTTCATGATTTTCTTAGAAAGAGGAGAATGGAACATTGCCCAAAATTTCAAAGTTTTTTCATCAATTATCGCTCAACAAATTTCTGGGAAAAACGTCACGACTCGCCAGCAATTTGCATTGCCCAATCAAATAAAGCCAAACACAAAAATTGCCTTATTAGTTGCCAATCCCATAACTAAATTCTATGCCGCTTGCCGTGAAGATAAAATTGATCCAGATGCGGCATTAGAAATTATAAAATCTGGCAATAAACTTTCTCCTTTCCATTCGTTTCCTTCTTTCCACTTTTTCCCGCAATCCCGCTATCTTCTTAATCACAAGGAACCAGTTTATGGGTGGCGTGCGCCAGATCATGTTGAGGATTTTTGGAAGGAAATGAATCTTGGAGAGCCTCCTGTTATTTATGATCGGCAAGAATCGCTAGTTAAAGAATCAGAACTCCGTGAAATCTATCAACAGGATTTTCATCTTTGGGAACAAATTACATCTCCTAAAAAACTTATTGTTGCTTCCAACGAATTAGAGAAGGATTTGCATCATTTTTGTAGTGACTCGCTCCAAATGAGAGCAACATTTGATAGCAAAATGCTTGCTAGAGCTGGGCAAGCCGCGCACCGCTTCGCTCGCGCAGGCTTCGCGACAACCCCACCCGAAGCCCTCGCCGCCCGACAAGAGACCTGCCGCGCCTGTCCCGAATGGGACGCCGCCGCGCTGAACAAAACGGGCCGCTGCCGCAAATGCGGGTGCAGCACATGGGCAAAACTAAGAATGGCAACCGAGCGTTGCCCGATAGGCAAATGGGAAGCTGAAGAGAAACCTGAAACTGGAAACCTGAGACCTGAAATCTCCCCCTCCGCGACCCCCGCGCCTCCGCGTGAGTCCTCCGCTCCGCTCCTGACCTAGTTCCGCGCCTTCCGCGCATTTGACATCTCGCCGCTCCTCGAAGCGGCATGAAGTTATTCATCGATATCACATCTCGGCGGTTCGTTAAGAGCGCGGCAAGCTCCGCCGCTCTCCCCGCGCTTACGCTCAAGCGCCGCGACTCCCTCGCCCTCGAGATCGTCTTCGTCCAACGCGGGGCCGCTATCGCCACGCCCGTCGGCACGACCTTCGTCACCGCCCTCAAAGCCACATACGCAGACGCCAACTTTCTCGCCCTCGCCGCCTCCGGCGTGCTCGATCTCAACACCATCCCCCTCGAGGCCGCCTTCGCATCCTCCCCCGCCGTAGTCAGCGCCCTACTCGAGGTCAAGTGGACCTCCACCGGCGAAGCCACCCGCACCGCCACGCTCCCGGTTGAGATCCAAAACTCCGTGATCCTCGGCACGGAAGCCACGCCGCTGGCCATGCCAGACGGCAAAGCCACCCAAGCCCAAGCCGAAGCAGGCACCGACAACGCCTCATGGATGACCCCGCTGCGGACCGCGCAGGCCATTGCGACACTCGCGCCGCCTCCCACGTGGGCCAGCGTCACCGGCAAGCCCTCCACCTTCGCCCCGTCCGCCCACACGCACACCTCTGCCGACATCACCGACTTCGCCAGCGCCGTCGTCGCTGTCTCCCCGCCCGTCGATTGGTTATCCCTTACCGGTAAGCCATCCACCTTTGCGCCGTCCGCGCACACGCACCTCAAAGGCGAGATCACCGGCCTTAATGCCGACCTCGCCGCCCTCACTGCCTCCGATACCGCGCTCGGCCAGCGGATCGACTACCTCGCCGCAAATCTCGACCCCGGCGCACTGGACTCCATCGCCGAAGCCGCCGCCAGCATTGGCTCGCTTCAAACGCAGATAGACGGCAAAGCCACCGCAGCGCAGGGAGCCAAAGCCGACACCGCCCTCCAACCCGAGCCCGCAGACTACCGTGGAGCCTACGACAACGGCGGAGACTACTACCCCGGCCAAGTCGTCAGCTACGGCGGCGCTCTCTACGTCCGCATTGGCGAGCCAAACCCCGGCTATCCCCCTGGCACTAGCTATTGGGCACCATTCAATCCATCCGCCTCGCCCGCATTCAAGCTCTGGGTCGAGCTTTCAAAAGCCGATGCCGTCCACACCCACCCGGCAACCTCCATCACCGGCCTTTCCTCGTTCATCATCGCCAGCGCCCCCGGCCTTTCAATAAATACCACCGTCCGCTACGGCGACGGCACCGCGCTCACATTCCCGATTGATGGCCTCGCAGGCAACGACCCCGAGCATGTCCTCGTAGCGTTGAACGGCGTCACCCAGACCCCCGTCACCGACTACGTGGTCAGCGAAGCCAGCGGCACGATCACATTCGACGCCGCCCCCGCCGCCGGAACACAGATCGCCGCCACCGCCCTCGGCCTCCGCAGCGTCCAGCCGCCCATCGACCCGACCCTCTACCTTTTCGCCTTCGCCACCAGCACGGACGGACTCACCACCTACAGCGGGCGCTTGCTCAATGCCGACCGCCCCGCATTGCCAGCCCTGCCCGAGACCGCGACATCGTGGACCATCCGCCGCAGCACGACCGACGCCGCCGGGCGCGTCCTCACAAACGCCACCGCCACCGGATCGTGGCTCAACCGGGAGACTCTCGCTTACTAATGACAACGATCACCGAGAGCAACCTCAGCCAGCAACTCGATCTCTCGAGCTTCGACCTCACCCTGCCAGGCATCATCGTAGAATATCCGTCGCGATCAAATTTCCCGAGCGTCGGAAAAGCCGACCGCTTGTATCAGGCGATGGACGAAGGCATGCCCTACCGCTGGAGCCCTACCGCATCCGCCTACGCCCTCATGATCCCGATCATCGACTGCGGCAATTTTTGACAATCTCCCCACCACGAACACCCAACCAAAACCAACAAACACCCTAATTAGCCATGCCCAATCCAATCATTCGCATAAAAAGAGGCTCCGGTAGTCCGGTTTCGCTTCAAGTCGGGGAGGTCGCATTCGACTCCACAAACAAGTCACTTTTCATCGGCACAGCCGAAGGCGTCCTCCCAATCGGTGGCGAGCACATCTTCTCCAAGAAGACCTTCGTCAACGACGCAGTAGCAGCCGAAGCATCGCTTCGCAGCTCAGGCGACTCGACACTCACCTCCTCGCTGAATTCGGAAATTTCACGGGCGCAAAGTGCTGAAGGCGTCATCGCCGCGAACCTCGCAACCGAAATCAGCGACCGCGCCGCCGCGATCAGCTCAGAAGCCTCCGCTCGTTCCAGCGCAGACACGACGCTCGACGGCAAGATCAGCACGGAAAAAGGCCGTATCGACGCGATCCTCAGCGCAGCAGGCGCAAACAGCGACACATTCGCCGAGATCGTCACCCTCATCAACTCGGTTGATGCCACGAACGACACCGCGTTCGCTGGTTACGTCACCAGCAACAACGCAGCTCTCGCTTCGGAAGTCACGAACCGCACCAGCGCCGACACAGCCCTCGGTGGCCGCATCGACACCGTGGAGTCCGCCGCGACAGCACTCGCTACCCGCGTCACCGCAGCCGAGGCAGACATCAACACAGAAGAGTCCGCCCGCGCAGCCGCCGACACGACTCTTCAGTCGAACATCACATCCGAGGCCAGCTCGAGAGCCAGCGCTGACACGACACTTCAGTCGAACATCACAAGCGAAGCCAGCACGAGAGCCAGCGCTGACACCAGCTTGCAGACGAACATCACGGCAGAGGCAACAGCCCGCGCCAGTGCAGACGACGCGCTCGACGCACGACTGGACAGCCTCGAGGCCAGCATAGATGGAGGATCTTACTAGTCCCTAAACCAACCAACCCCGGCGGGGCGCTCCATAGCGCCTCGCCACGCGGGGGTATCCACCGCGAAATAAACAAGCCACATGGCCACACAAATCATTCCCAAAAAATCCTCCGTCCTTGGCAAGATCCCACTCGCTGGCGATCTCGCAGTCGGAGAACTAGTGCAAAATCTCGCCGACCATTGCCTGTACAGCAAAGACGCAAGCGGCAATGTCTTCCGCATCGGAACTCGTCCGGTGCCCGATAAAGTCGAAGTCTTCGACATCATCGGCAACAATCTTTACTACGGCAAACTCGCCTACGCCGACTTCCCAAACAGCGGCAGCATCTACGACTCGGCCCTCTGGGACGTCTCCCGCACCACCACCGACGCAGCCGGCGAAGTCACCGCCGAAGCCAGCGCCACCGGCGCGTGGAGCAACCGCACATCCCTTTCCTACTCCTAACCTAATACCACCACCATGAACGCTACAGCACCCATCACCATCGACGGCAAAACCTACCCGAAATTCTCGCTCAATTTGGCCATATCGGGCCGGTATCTGGGCGACGGCTCTTCAGACGCCAATGTCGCCATGCGTCTCGTCCCGACCCGCATTGAGAATGGCGAGGTCATCGCCGCAGACGAAGCCGCAATCGGCATCGCGCTTGGTTCACTCACAGGTGCAGACGAAGCCACCCAGCAAGCGGTGAGCGCGATCCAATCCGCCCTCCAGACCTACATCCAAGCGAAAGGACTTTAAGTCATGGCACTCATCACCTCTGCCCAAAGCGGCAACTTTAATGCAACCACCACATGGACAGGCGGCATCATTCCCGGAGTCGGCGACGAAGCCCGCGCCTCCACGGGACACACCATCACTATTAGTGCCAATGCAACTTGTGATTTAATCAGTAATTTAGGAACAGGAAATTTTGTAATTTCAAACGGCGTCACTCTTACTGCCAATATCACATCAGGCAGTTCCACTACGGCCACTTATGTTTTGCGCTTTTTAGAGGCGTCCCCCGCAATCGCTTATGTTGTTGGAAATGTAGTTTATGCGACAATAAACACAGCCAGTGGCATAAATAATGCCGGAACAGGCACACTTACACTGACAGGAAATGTATCACCTGGCGGGCTTGGTAGTAATGCAATTGGGGTAAATAATGCCAGCTCTGGTGCGATATATATAACGGGCAACTGCACAGGAGCGACATGGACTAACTCGCTCTGCGTCAATAATAATGGCATAGGCTCTGTAACAATTACCGGAAATGTGATTGGTGGGAATAATACAGCCTCACCAGGAGTGAATAATGTTACCACAGGACCTGTAACAATTACCGGAAATGTGAGTGGCGGCACAGTTAGTCCCGGACTATCAAATAATAGCACCGCGACGATAACTTTAACAGGCGAACTTACAGCCACCACAAACGCTCACGCTGTTATCTCAACAAATGCCAGTTCGATTGTTCGCGTCTCCGGCTCCTTTATCTATGCGTCAAATGGACTCGTTCCGGTCAACACGACAAAATTTATTTTGTTAACCACCCCAACTACCGCGAAAACCCGATACGCGCTTAACGGAACGGGAACCTATGTGGACATGTTCACCGCCGACAATACCGGCCTTGGACCAGCGACCAATCATGTTCGCAGCGGTGTGACCTACAGCGGCATGACAGGCACGCTGGCAGTGCCGCTGCCAAGTCAGGTTGCGGTGGGAGTCGCCACAGACCACACGGTTGGCACAGCTTTTGTCACTGGATCAGACATCGCTGCCGCCGTGTGGGGCCACGCATCACGCACCATCACCGAAGGCGGCATCACCGCCGCCGCGATCCGTGCCGAGTTAGCCGTGGAGCTGGCCCGCATTGATGCCGCCGTCTCCAGCCGTTCAACCCTCACGACCGGCGACCTCCCGAGCGTGCCTAGTGCCGCCTCGGTAGCCTCAGCCGTCCGCACCGAACTGACCGAAATCTCGAACCTCGACGCCTCCATCTCGAGCCGTCTCGCTTCGGCGTCTTACACAGCGCCAGCAAACTCGGACATCACCGCGATTAAGAGCAAAACCGACAGCCTACCGGCTTCGCCCGCAGCCGTCGCCGACATCCCGACCACAGCGCAAATCGCCACCGCAGTCGAAGGATCGCTCCTCAACGAGGCAGACGGCCAAGCCGTCCTCAACGCCATCGTGGGCGCAATCGGGAACACCAACCTCAGCGAAGTCTCCCTCGTCGCTGCCGTCCGTGCCGACCTCGAGCGCGTCGGTGGGAAGATCGACAGCATCCCGACCGATTCCGCTCCGAGCGCGGCCTCTGTGGCAACAGCCGTCTGGTCCGCAAGCACCAAGGAAATCACCGGCGGCACGGTCACAACATTGACCAACTCGCCCGATGTCCCGACCGAAGCCGAAATCGCCAGCCAAGTCCGCACCGAGCTTTCGGTCGAACTCGGCCGCATCGACGCCGCCGTCTCCAGCCGCCTCGCGCCATCCGGAACGCTGGCCGTTGTGACCACGCTGACCAACGCGCCGACCGTCCCGACCGCCGCCGCCATCGCCACACAGGTCCGCACGGAGCTGGCAACGGAGTTGGCCCGAGTAGACGTAGCGACAAGCACACGCCTCGCAGGCAGTTCCTACACCGCGCCAAGCAATTCGGACATCACGGCCATCAAAGCTAAATCCGATTTGTTGAACACGGACCGCCTCGCAAACGTGGCAACCACCGCCATCGTCGGCAACCTCATCGCCCAGGCGAATTCCTAAAATGGACAAGCAGCTCCTCGACATCACGAACTACGCCAGCGGTCAGTCGGACCGCTGGCTCTTCGTCTGCCTCCTCGTCATCGGCCTCGCCGCCGTCTTCACCCTTTTTCGTTACTTCACCGGACGCCTCGACAACCTCCAGAACCGCATGGACAAACAGACCGAGGAGTTTGTGGAGCACTTGAAAACAGCCAACTCCGAAATGCTATCCGTCATCGCCAGCGCCCGCAGCGTCATCGAGCGCGTGGAGCGCAAACTTGACACGCGCCCTCAATAGTTATGTTCATGCTACTTAAAATCATCGATTCGCTGTCACAGAACTCAACGTGGCGGGGGCTCATTTTGCTTGCCACAGCGGCAGGCGTGCACCTCGAGCCAGAGCTTCAGAACCAAATCGTGGCGACCGGGCTCGGTTTAGTCGGCCTCATCAACGTGATCCGCAAAGGAAAATGAGACCCCGACGGATCGCGCTGTTGATGGTCCTCCTGTCTTTCGTATTCCTCGGCATGGCCTTCTTGACCAGTTGCGTCAACGTGCCGATCCCGCCATTTGGAGACCGCATCGGCGAGCTCGGAAACCTTCAACTCGCCCTCTCCGCAAAATACATTCCAAACCCGCCACCCGAATCCCCAGGCGAAAACGGCATGGCCTTCGCCTGGTCAAAATACGGCGAAGCCAAACTCCTCCGCGACAAATGAACCTCGACGAACGATCCGAGCGCAACCTCTCGACCCTCCACCCGGATCTGTACGCCCGCGCCGCCTCCTTTATCCTCGCCGCCAAAAAGCTCGCCGCCCCGCTCGGCCTCGACGTCAAGTGCATCTGTGGGCTCCGCACATGGGCCGAGCAAGACGCCCTCTACGCCAAAGGCCGCACCACCAGTGGCCCTAGGGTCAGTAACGCCGCCGGTGGGGCCTCCATGCACAACTACTCACTTGCCCTCGATGTCGCCGTATTTTCAAAAGACGGCAAAACCTACCACGGCGACCACGCATTATACCGCGAGCTCGGACCCCTCGGCGAATCGCTCGGATTCGAGTGGGGAGGGCGTTGGAAATTCTGCGACGAGCCCCACTACCAGCTCCGGCCGAAGTGGGCAAAAGGCATGACCGAGCGCGACATGCTCGCCACCCTCAGAAACCGAGTCTCCAAAAAAATCGACGTTCTGGCGTAGAAAAAAGAGCCAAAAACGCAACGCCCGCGCAACGCCCTTGTAAGTTGCTAATATTCAGCACCCATTTTTCGATTCGTAATCGATAGGTCACGAGTTCGAGTCTCGTCGTCGGCTCTCCTCTCTACAGCCCTCTAAACCGCTTCAGCATTGGTTGTGCGGGTTTTCTCTGATTACCTTTGAAACTTGTTGAAAGTTGCCCTAAATGGCTTAAAATGCCTCTATGGACGCAACGGACGCAACACGACGCAACAAGCCGGTAATCACCATCCGCGAGGCCACGGTGCGAGGCCAACCCCGGCACGTGGTTTTCTCGCGCATCGGCGGTAAGGAGAAGCGCACGTTCTTTAATACCCGCCTCGAGGCACGCCTTCACCGCGATGCTCTCGCTGAGAAATTGGAGACTGGAGGCACGGATGCCTTCAAGGAATCTTCGGGGCTCTCAGTTGAGAAAGCGTGGAAGGAATTTACCCTGGTGAGAATGCCGAAGCTCAAGGTGGGCAACCATACCCGGCTCTTGAATTGGTGGTGGGGGCATTTCGTTGAGAAATACGGCGCGATGGGCCTCAACGACATTAAGCCTCTCCACATCGAGGCTTTTCTTTCTCGCCCGAGTTGGTGCGGGACTACGGCGCAACAGGGATTCGTTTATCTTCGCCTCGTATGGAATTGGCTCGTTCGCTACGAACTCGCATCAGTCAACCCAGTTCTCAAAATCGACACGCCAAAGGCCGCGCCGGAGCACCATTTACTGACACTCCCGCAAGTGAAGCGCCTTCTCGCCATTACGGAAAAAAACAACCGCCTGAGAGCTTGGCTTGTCCTTGGGTTGTTCGGAGGCTTGCGCGTCTCGGAGGTCGGGCGATGCCTGCCGAAGCACATCGAGGCCGAAGAGATATTTATTCCCATTCGGAAATCCACCGACCCAAAGCCGCGCCCGCGATTCGTCCCGATCCAGCCGGCGCTACTCCGACACCTTCCTAAAAAATGGGACTGCCTTGAAGAGGATTTTATTAAACGTCAGCGCACCGAGCTGGTGCATGCTATGGGGTGGGCGGAGTGGCCGCAAAATTGTCTCCGGCATACGGCGGCCTCCATGCACCGTGCCATGTGCATGGACAGCAGCAAAACCGCTTATTTTCTCGGTCATTCATCCCCGCGCATGGTCGAAGAAAAGTATGCTAGGGGAGTTCGTCAAAGCGAAGCTAAAGCGTTTTGGGCTTTGTAAAGTAATTAAAGGAAGCAAGTTACCCCCCCCCCCCCCCATCAGCCCCGTCTTTGTCTGGGTAAGTGTCTGGGTGCGAGTGGTCTTCGCAGGTAGTTAGGTCGATGATCTTTCCTAGCCAGCCTTGCGGGAGGTTTTCTTGGCCCGAGTTGATGGTCCAGAACCGAAAGTTTCGGAGGTTGGTTGGATCGTTACACCAACACCCGACTTGGCTTTTCCCTCTTCGAGTTCCGTGCGTTGCAACTCCACGAGCGCATGCTCAACGATGGATGAAAATGTGGCTTTAGCCCAAGGAGTGCTTTTCTTGGTTTCATCCATTTTTTTTTGCACCCATTCGTGCAGCTCTATCGGGAGCGAAACGTTCTGAGTTTTGATTGTTTTCATGGAAAAAACAATAGCACCATTGTCAATAATAGCAAAATTGCAAAATTTATTTTGCCCCGCAGAGCTAGTGTTCATGGGGTTGTCAACTAAAAAATAAAACTTCGGCATAGGGTGTTCTACTAATTTCATTGCCAATAATGGCAAGATTGGCAATGTTGCTGGCATGAGCAAAACGAAGTTCAAAGCGGTCAACATCAGCCTGCCTCCTGAGGTATGGGCTTACGTTGAAAAGCGCGCCGAAAATAATGGAATGAGAATCCCTGTGAGCAGGGTCATCTCACAAGCAATCAGCCAACTTGCAGCTAAGGAACGGAGGGCATCCAAATGATCGACTCAACCGCCATGGCCGCTCGCCTCGGAGTGGCAAAATACACCATCGAGGAATGGGCTAGAAAAAGCCGCATACCGGCTTTTAAAGTTGGAAGATGGTGGAGGTTTGACGAAGCCGAAGTCACCAAGGCTCTCAAGCTCGACGGAAACGACCTCAGCCGCGCAATCGGGAGGGCAAAATGATCGACCTCCACGACCCCTCCGCCGTCTGCCGCTCTCTCGGCTATTTTCTGGATTTTCTCACCATGACCGTGCCAATTCTCTCGCTGTCAATCTTCGCCTGGAGGATCGCCCGATGAGCGTCACGATTACTTGGAATCCGGCAGCGACTCCACCGGACGCAGATCAGACCGTTCTCATGCACCACGGAGACGGCCAAGTCGAAACCGGATTCATTGACGAGAGCGGATGGCGATTCTGCTGCGGAGCATCGGTCAATGTTCCCGTCATGCACTGGGCCGAGTTTCCACTCCCACCGGAGGACGAGGAATGAGCACGCCAAACTGGAGCGAGATTGAGGCCAACCGCGACCGCGCCGAAGCCCTCCCCGAGTGCGACTGGACCACCGAGACACCTGAGACCGAAGCCGCCGTGAAAGCCAGCGGCTCAACATTCGGTATCCCGCTCCGCGAGACCAGCCGGCGCCTTGAGCGTCAGCGGAACGGACTATACCAACTCCTCAACAGAAGGGCCGGACAATGAGCGACACCACCGCAATCGTATCGGCCTGCCTAATCATGATGTCGCTCTACACCACTTTTCAACTCGGCATCGAATGTGAGCGCGAGCGAATCCGCCGCGAACGCCGCCGCCGATTCGAGGAGGACCAAGAATAAATTACCTCGCTGAATAAGCAGGGGATCAAGGGGGGCCGCGCATCCCAAAAAACGCGGACCAACAACCCCTGCCACGGACTGCGGCGACCGAGGCGGGGGACAACCAAAAGCCGCGCACAAAACAAAATAAATAATATGGCACAACTAACTGCACCAGTAACAACAGGCGGGGGCTTCGGCCCCAACATCACCGAACTCGCCCCCAAGGGCACGTATCTCGCTACCATCGTTGACATCGTCGACACCTTTGGCGTGGAACGCCCGAAGTTCGAAGACCCCTCCGTGACAGAAAAGGTGGATCTCACCGTCTTTGTCTTTGGGTTCAAGGGCAAAGATGGCAAATACTACCTCGTAAAGACCCGCGACATGAAAATCTCCGGGCATGAGAAGTCAAGCCTCTACAAGTTCCTCCAAAGCCTAACGGGGGAAGCTCCGAAATACGGCTGGGATTATTGCGAGCTTATCGGCTCCGGCGCTCAGATCACCGTGACCCATATGGAAAGCAAGCGCACGGCGGGAAAATTCTACGCCACCCTGGGCGCACTTTCCCCAGTGATGGAGGAGATGGCTGGGAAAAACCCCAAGCTCTCAGCCTTTGCTGGGTTACTCGATCCTGACAAGGCCTCCCCAGTCAAGCCTAGCCACGTCGAAGAGACCGAAGACGAGGACGCAGGCATGCCGTTCTGATGAATCGGGGGCCGGGGGACGTTAGCGCGTCCGCCGGCTCCCTAACCTCTCAATCCATTCTATGGCTATTTTATCTGACACAAAACAGAAGTCTCAAGGCTCGCATTGGTATACACTGGAAGGTGCAGCCTGTCACCAAGTTCCTAAAGCAAAGGGCGGGGAGCTACGCAACGCAACGGTTGCCGATGCTCGCAAGATGGGGCTTTTTCCCTCGGTCACCAACATCCTAAGCATCATCGCCAAGCCGGGGCTCGATAAGTGGAAGCTCCAGCAAGTCGCAAAGGCCGCATTCAAGACCCCGCCGGATGGCAAGGAAAGCGAGGAGTATTTCACGGACCGCATCATTGAATCCGCATTCGACCAGGTGGTGGATGCCGCGGATTTCGGGTCGCGTATCCATGACGCCCTTGAGAAAATCTTCGAAGGGGAAAATCCCGATGAAGAGCTTTTGCCGTATGTCCAGCCGACTCTTGCGTGGAAGGCTGAGAAGGGGCTGACCTTCACCCACCGAGAGATCACACTCGTGAATGCTGGCGAAGGCTATGCAGGACGATGCGATGTGCTCGCCAAGGGTAAAAAAGGCCAGCTCGTAATTCTCGATTACAAGACCCGGAAGACCAAGGAGGGCGAAAAGGTCACCACCTACGATGGCCAAGGCATGCAGCTCGCCGCCTATGCGGTGGCGCAATGGGGCGAGGCGATGCTCGATAAGGTCACCGCGGCCAACATCTTCATCTCCACCACGGAGCCGGGGCGCATGGAGGTCTGCAAGCATGACGATCTACCAGGAGAGTGGGAGGCATTCAAAGCCGCCTGCGTGCTCTGGCGCAAAACCAAGGGGTTTGACCCAAGGAGGATCGCGCTATGATGACCTGCAAAGAGTGCGGCAACAAAGCCCACCACCGCCAATGGCCTATCCGGTTTGGCGAACTCCTCTGCCCGTCCTGCGGATGCCCAGAACACGGTCGCTGTGAACAACTCGAAGCCCTCGCTGCCGAGGGGGATGAATGCGCCATGGCGGATCTTTTTAAGGAGGGGTGTAAATGAAACTTCTGCCGCTTAAGCCGTTTGAAGACGCTGAGATGACCCCTCTGGAAGAGTGGCTGCTTAGTAACGACCCGCAAAGTTTTGCTTGGGAGGAATGGGCGCACGATTGCAAATCTGGTGGTATTGCCCAACGAATTCTTGCAAACGGGGCAAAGACTTATGTGGAACAGTGCCAGATTTGCGGGAAGTCGATTAAGGTCTGGAAAAAACAAGATATTCAAACGCCGTATGTTGGAGTTTGGAAAGACTCGCTAATTACTGCTTGGAGGGAAACAAGGGAGCGGGTTTTAGAATCAATCAGACAAAGTGAGAAAAAGAAATATCATTTATACCTTGGGACTAATGAGTGGAAAAATAAACGCGCAAAAGTATTAAGCAGGGCGAATAATCTTTGCGAAGGTTGTGGGGATAGGGCCGCCACCGAGGTTCATCATCTCACATATGCCAATGTTGGGGATGAACTTCTGTTTCAATTAGTGGCGCTTTGCTCTCCCTGTCACTCCAAACTTCACACTTTTGGGAGGCCGGAATGACCCTCGCCGTCGATTTCGAGACAGACTATTCCCGCGACTACTCCGTGGCCGATCTGGGAGCTTGGGCCTACTGCAACGACCCGCGATTCAATGCCTATCTGGTAGCGTTTTGTGGTTCGGATGGGTGGGAATGGGTGGGGCATCCTGCCCAGGCTCCTTGGGAAAAGGCTAGGGGATACTCTCGCTGGATATCGCATAATGCCGCCTTCGACTCTTCCGTTTGCCGTGCGCTCCGAGTGGAACCCGCAAAAGTGTGGGACTGCACAGCGGACCTCATGGCATATCTACAATACCCCCGCGACCTCAAGGGAGCGTGCAAGGAGGCGCTTGATATCTTGGTGGACAAGTCGGTGCGGGAGCGTGCCGGCGTGGGGGACTTATTCACCCCGACATCAGACGAGCTTGATGCCTACGCCCTCGAGGACGTTCGCCTATGCCTTCGCCTCTGGCAAAAGTTCTCTGTCCGGTGGCCGGAATGGGAAAGGGCGCTCTCTCGTCATACCCGATTGATGGGAAGCCGGGGGATCGGATTTGATACCGAGGCCGCTAAGTCCGCCGTGTCTTCTCTCGGCGCGCAACTCGCTGAGACGGAGCAGACCATTCCTTGGGTCATCCGCGGGCTCCCTCCGACCTCCCGTAATGAGCTCTTCCTCGAATGTGACCGGCTAGGCCTCCCTCGCCCTACGACTACGGCGGACAAAAACCCGCTCTGGCAGTCGTGGCTAGATGCCCACGAGTCCCGAGTGCCTTGGGTGCGGGGGCTTAACCGCTGGCGTCGGCTCAATCGGACCCGTGAAGTCATCGGGGCCATGCTCACTCGCTCAGGCTCCAATCGCCTCCACTACGGCTTGCGCTACTACGGCGCAGCCATCACCGGAAGGTGGAGCGGAGCCGATGGGCTAAACCTTCAGAATCTCAACTCGAAGGATACCGAGGGAGGAATCGACCTTCGGGCGCTCCTCGTGCCGGCGCCGGGGAATGTCTTCGTGGTCTCCGACCTTTCCCAGATCGAGCCCCGCTGCATGGCTGTCCTCTCTGGCGATGAAGACATGCTGACCTTCCTACGCTCAGGCGCTGATCTCTACGAAGCCCACGCCAGGGCAACGATGGGATACACCGATCCCCGACCCCTCAAGGAAGTGGACAAAGATATCCGCGCCCTGGCTAAAGCTCGCACCCTTGGCCTCGGCTACTCTTGCGGGGCTCAGAAGTTCGTGACCGTGGCAAAGATCATGGCAGGACTTGATATATCCGCCGAAGATTCTGAACGCATCGTGGCCGAGTTCCGTGCCACAAACCCCAAGATCACAAGCCTATGGGAAAGGATGCAAAGGGCCTTCCGCCAAGCAAAGGGCAAGGTATGGGTGGCTGAGACCCGCGCCAAACGGGCGATGAGATACTACAACCCAAAAGACGGCCAAGCCTCCGCGGTCAAGGGCAAGCCGTTGACGAAATTCTACGGCGGCAAGCTCGTGGAAAACCTCATCCAAGCCACTGCCCGCGATGTCATGGCGGGCATGGTCCTCCAGATCGAAGCGGCAGGCTTCCCTGTCGTGCTCCACGTCCACGATGAGATCGTGGCAGAAGTGCCCACCGATACCGCCCCCGCAGCCATCGAGGAGATCCGCCGAATCATGTCCACCCCGCCGGTGTGGATGCCAACCCTGCCCGTCGAATGCGAGGCTCATCTCATGGAGGTTTATGGGAAATAACGACCCCCTCTCAAAGCTCAAGGCATGGCTCCGCAAAAAGGATGCCGCCGAGATGTCCCTCCACAAGGCCATTTTTAAGATTGCCATTCTCTCGAAGGAGGCGGGCCTCACACCCGAACAGGCCGATCTTCTTTGCAAACACTACGCATCGGGGAAGATGGCTCGCAAGGCCCCCGAACGAGAAATCCGTTCCGCCGTGGCTTGTGCATACTCCGGGGAAGTCAAGCCACAAGGCCTTCGCTTCCCGCAGCCCGTGGCGGAACTCATCGCGGAGGTGGACGCCTACCCCGTAGCTGTCCCTTACCCACCTTACCCAGAGAGCACCCCCGAGGACTTCCTCAGCACGCTATTCCCTGGCGATCCTCTCCTTTGCATTGGGGCAACTGCCTTTGCCATGGATACCAAGCCTCTTTCCGAATGGAGCGGGCTACTCGCCGGCATGCAGTTTCTCGTGCCGTCTCCGATGATCTCCCCCACAGGCCCGCGCAAGGAAGATGGCGCTGAGTCCTTCCATGCCGAAAGCAACACCGGAGAGAGGGCCTACCTCGTCACGGAGTTTGACCACGCCGGCAAGCCTCAACAGATGGCTCGCATCCGGTCCCTCGAGGCCCGAGGCACCCACAAACTGGCGCTCGTAGTCGATAGCGCAGGCAAAAGCCTCCACGCCTACTGGAAAGCTTCGGGCGATGCCCACGCTGATTTCACCTTTTTCTCACACGCAACCAAACTCGGTGCAGACGACCGCCTCTGGCTACGCAGCCAGTTCGCCCGACTACCCGCCGGCCAACGCGATGGTCGCAAACAGCATGTTATTTTATGGCAACACTAAAACACGACCACATGGATGGTAAACGCAGGGCGGGGGCCTTGCTGGAATCATTTAGCAAACCCGAAGCCCCGAAGGAAACCCCACAAGAACCTGCTTTAACGTCGCTTCCCCCATTCTGCTTTGTTGGGCCTAAATATATTCTCGAAACCCCTCCCGAGCCTAAGCTCCTGATTGGCGGAACCGACAAGCAAGACCCCCGCAAAAACGCCCTCGTCCACCAAGGCGACAAGGTAATGCTGGGAGCGGAGTCTAAGGCCGGAAAGACCTGGTGGATGCTTCAGCAGGCCCTCTGTATCGCCTCGGGCACTCCGTTCCTCGGCCACCAAACCGCCCGAGGCGTCGTCCTCTACATCAACTTCGAACTCAAGCCGTGGGCCTTCCGGCGCCGGGTCAATTATGTCATGGAGGCGCTCGGGCTAATTAATGCCAAAGGGGAATACAAAAAGCGCATCAACAAGGAGGGTAAAGAAGAGCCGGATTATCCAGCGTTTATAGAATGGAACCTTCGCGGCAAATGCTACGACATCGAGACAATCTGTGCGGTCGCAGAAGAACGCCTCAGCAAGTTGCCAGGGCTAAAACTTGCCGCCATCGTCATCGATCCGCTTTATAAATCCTACGGAGGTAAGGAAGAGAACAGCGCCACGGACATGGCCGCCGTGCTTGAGAGCATGGAACGCTTCGCCGAGAAGTTCGACGCCGCGATCTTCATTGCATCCCACTTTGCTAAGGGGGACTCCGCGGGCAAGTCCCAGATCGACCGCATCAGCGGGTCGGGCGTCATCGCCCGCGATCCCGACAGCATCATGACCCTTTCAAAGCTAAAGGATGAGAAAAACCTCTACACCTTCGAGGCCACGCTCCGAAACATGGCTTGCCCAGAGCCACGTGTTGTGGAGTTCGATTTTCCTATTTGGAAGGTGCGGGACGACATCAAGGCGGGCGGGAAGGCTTACGACTTAGGCGCACTAGTTCGTCTGCTCCCAACCGCTGGTCTGAGTAGTGGGGACTGGCAAAAAGCAGCCGCTGAACAAGATATTTGCGCGAGGGATTCAAAATTCACAGAGCTGAAAAAGGATTGCCTAAAGGCCCGGTTAGTGACCGAGGAAAAAGGGCTGAAAAACTCCCTAATTTACAAGAAGGCCATTTAACCCCGAGGGAAAGAACTTTCTCAATGAACATCAGCAACTTAAACCATAAAACCGAGTCTTTTCCATCCCCTATAGTAAGGGAAAAAGGAAAAGACCGATGCGACCAGTCAGTTCCCAGGGGTGCTACGCACCACCCCCTGGGTAACCTGAGAACTGTCTGTCCGCTTTTCATCGTCCCAGCTTTATGATCGCCCCAGAAATAAAACATCCATGGCAGGAACTCCAACGCGCCAACGGCGTCGAAGTAACAAAGATCAACCCGCTCGAACTCGGTCGGCCCTTTCAGCTCACAGAATCGCAACGCATCGCGCTGCAACCCTATTTGACCCACGCAGGAAAAGGAGGAGCCGTGCTCATCGTGGCTACTTACTCAGAATTTGAAAATTGGCTTACCGCCAGACCTCTTGCAGTCAACGCGCAACAACGCAAATCCATCACCGCATCACTCACCAGAATCAAAAAACAAAACTTATGAAACTCTACATCGGCATTGACCCCGGCATTAATGGCGCAGTCGCCTTCATTCCTTCAACTGGTAACCCATGGGTTCACAAAATGCCCGAAACCCCCTGCGACTTACGCGACCTCTTGCGGGATAGCATTTGCCTGGCCGAACCTATCGCAACCCTAGAGTTTGTCCGATCATCACCGCAGATGGGAGTTGTTTCGGCATTCACATTCGGGAGGGGGTCTGGTCGTTTAGAACAGGTGCTTACGGACTTTTATATCCCATTTACCGTAATACGCCCCCAAGTATGGCAAAAAGCCCTAGGATGCCTAACTGGTGGAAATAAGAACGTAACCAGAGATTACGCCAAAAATCTGTTCCCGACAATCAAGGTAACTCACATCAATGCCGACGCCCTCCTCATTGCCGAATACAACCGCCTCACCCACCAATGAGAACGAAACGCTACAAGCCCGGCAAGTGGGAGGAAATCGCCCGCCCCCAAGACCTCGCCGCCGAACCGGTAGAGCAGACGCCAGAGGAGAAGGAACGCCTACTCCTGCACTTCTACCGCAAACTACTCAATGCAATGATATGGCAGGCCGTGGACGATGTGAGCAACGAAAGCGAATACGCGCAATACAGCAACGCCAGAGACGCGGACATGAACATCCGCACCGCCGCGCACTTCCTCCGATCCACCTTCTTTCCGAAACTCTGCGAGGCAATGCCGATCAAACTACCCGCGCAAGCCATCATCAATGAAGCATTTAAGCCACGCAAAAACAATTTGACCAACAGGAAAAAGCCCGCAACCTCAAAGCCAGCAACAGCAACGCCATGAACAACCCACCACCTGGATCTTACAGCACGGACATGGCCACCGAAATCGATACGCCGCAAGAGACCCTCGCCGATGAGCTGGGCATTCCACTCAAGGCCGCCGGCCTCGTAATGGATCACGTCGATACCGAGGTCCGCAAGAGCCAATCCCTCATCCTCGCCAGGGTAATCGGCCTACTCCTCAAAGCCTCAAACCTGCCGGCCATGGCTCACGCCATCGCATTCGCCTCCGGCCTCGACCAACTCAACGGCGCCAAATCCCAAGCCGAGGTGGCAAGAGAGCTAGGCGTCACCCGTGCGCTCCTATCGCACTACACGCTCGGCGTCCGCGATGTCCTCAGCGGAAAGGATAGCTCATTCGAGTGCACCAAGTTCCGGAAGAGCCAAGCCAGCCGGGCAACATTCAAAGCCAAGGCCACAAACCCTTTCACCGCAGCAAAAGCCGCAGCCATACAACGCTACAAAGCATCCACCAAAATAACAAAAAAATGCAACTAATCGACGCTACCATGTTCACGCTCCACGCGCTGAACCTCCCCGCAACTCTCACCCCAGCCGAGTGGACAGACGTTCACCGCGACATCCTGACGTGCAAGAAGGCCGCATCCAAGTGGCTTACGCAGTCACGCGACTACGGCACATCACGATGGGGCATAGAGTTCACAGCCGACACCGAGGCACAGCTCGAGCTAGACCTAGGCCTCGCCCTACCGGAAGCCAAGCCCGCACTCAACCCATCAGACAAGACCAAGGCCATCGTGACCATCGAGGGGCTCAGCCAATCATTCATCCTATGGCAACGCAAGATGTCGGACGAAATCCAAGGATGGGATAAGGACAGGCTCAACCGCGCCCTCGAACTCCTCGAGCCAATGGAGCGCGAAGCCAAGCGAGTAAGGGAACTCCTCGCCAAGGTATGAGTGACCGACCAACACCCGAGACGGACGACCTAGCAAGAGGCAACCATGTCGTGCCGGTTGAGTGGGCACAGCAATTAGAGCGCGAGCGCGACGAGGCGAGGGAGGCATTCGTTATTGCAACAGATCAAATGGTTATCGCTCAAGGCAAGGTGCGCGAAGCAAATACAGAGCGTGACGAGGAGCGATCAGTCGCCGATGAACTCTCCGCAATCGCCGCACGTTACCTCGGGTTACATCTCTCGCGCACGCCAATGGGACCAGACGACGACCACCTCGCGCAGGCGCGCAGGATCGCCGAAGCGATTGCGCGATGGAAAGCCCTCGCCAGTGCATAGGGGGTGGGGCATAAGGAATCTTTTTAAAAGCATGCGCTAAAGCAGTTTGACCGACGCTCGTTCTTTTTCTGAGTGTTGCATAGTTTTGACACGTTGCATAGGGCGTGGGCGTCACGGAACTAAGCAACATTTTAGGAATCGACAAGTCGGTGGTCAGCCGCCTCGTCAAGAAAGGGATGCCGACCAACTCGGTGGACGCCGCCCAAGCGTGGAGGGAGACCAACGCCCCGCCCCGCGCCAAGCGTGGCCAGCGAGGCGAGACCCCACCAGCGCCGAAACTACCCAAGGTCGCCGAACCTCCGAGAGTGTCAGAGCCTGCCGAACCTCTGCCAGTTCCTCCACCACCGCCGGTTCACGACAGCGCACCCGAGCCAGACGACGAAGATAACACGCCACGCCAATCCCTCCGCCGCGCCCGCACCGCCGAAAAAGTTGGCTACAATGAACTCGTCATCTGCAAGCGCAACGGGGGAAGCATCGAAGACATCCGCAAGGCCTCTAGTCTCTACATCGCGTCGAGGAATAACCGCATCAAAGCCGAAAAAGATTTTAAAGAGTGGCAGCGCCAAGAGTCGATCCTCCTATACTTCGACGAAGCCCGCGACATCGCCAGCCGGCCACATATCGCAGCCAAGCAACTCCTCGAAGTCATGCCCAAGACGCTCGCGCCCCGCCTTTACGGACAACCGCAAAAATCCATTGAGCGCACACTAGGAGATTGGGCCGACACCCTCACAGACATTATCAGAAAAAAAATATGACAGATTTTGACCTTAGCGCAGATTTTGAAGCCTCGGAACTTACAATAAACGAAAACATCGCCCCACCGATCCAGAAACCAGAACCGGGAGGAATGTTTGCCCTATCAAAAAACAGATTTCTGCAGCAGTTCCACGCCACAGCAAATGCCGACTGGAAAAAACGAAAAGGCGTCAAAAGATTCATCAAGCCAGAAAACGCGCAATGCCTCGCTCCCTATTTACCAGACCCCGGAGACACCACGCACGCCATAGTCCGCGGCGACTTTGTTCTGGCTGAAATCATTCCAGTCATCCTTAAAAAGAAAACAGCAGAAACCATCGCAATCGCCACGCTCGGCATGTCTGAAAAAAACGCCGAAATGTTGGCCGGACTTCACGCCCGCGGACAGGTTCAAAATCTTCAAATCGTGGTCAGCCACTATTTTGCCAGCGTGGATGCCACCAGCACATTCGCAAAGGTCTGTCAGATTCTTGGACCGCAAGCGCCCGCGGTCACGCGTAACCACGCAAAGGTAATCATCATTATTCAGCCGCCGAATTTCTACACGGTCGCAGGATCAGCCAACCTCCGCTCAAGCGATAACATCGAGCAATTTGCAATCTGGAACGACCCCGAAATTGCCGACTTTCACCTGAACTGGATGAAAGAACTCATCAAAAACAAGCCATGACCATCGAACACCTCAAAACCTCCGACCTCATCCCCTACGCGCGCAACGCGAAAAAGCACGACGCCAGCCAAGTCGCCAAGCTCGCCGGGAGCATCCGCGAGTTCGGCTTCAACAACCCCGTCCTGATCGACCGCGACAACGGCATCATCGCCGGTCACGGTCGCGTGCTCGCCGCTCAATCCCTCGCCCTCGAGTCCGTCCCCTGCATCCGCCTCGGCCACCTCACCGACACGCAGCGCCGAGCCTACATCCTCGCAGACAACCGCCTCGCCGAGATCGGTGGCGGGTGGGATGAGGAAATGCTCAAGCTCGAGCTGGCTGATCTCGCGGCCTTGGATGTCGATGTCGCCGAGATTGGATTCGGCGCTGAAGACCTCGCCGAGTTGGAGATGGAAGACGAACCTGAAAAATCAGACGCCGACGCCGAACCGCAGATCGATAAGGCCGAAGAACTCCGCGCCAAGTGGGGCGTCGAGCCCGGGCAACTTTGGGAGCTTGGCGACCATAGGTTGCTGTGTGGGGATAGCACAAAGAAGGAGGATGTGGATAGAGTTATGGGTGGGGAGAAAGCTGATGGTGTCGTTACAGATCCGCCTTATGGAATCGGTTATGCTGGATCGATGAAGTTAGGGCAAGAAAAGTTTGGGTGGAAGCAATACGAAGGAGGGTGGGATGAGAGTAGACCTACAGATGAGCAAATTACTTTTATTTCTAACTTTGCAAAACAGGTAATTATTTGGGGAGGTAATTTCTTCCCCCGCCTTCCTGTTTCGGCTGGCTGGCTTGTTTGGAATAAAATTCAGCGCAACTTTTCGATGGGTGAGGGGGAACTTGCTTGGACAAACTTTAAGAACTCCATCAGGCTTTTTGATTTATCGCGTGCCGCGTGTGTTAGTGACGGGAAGGTCCATCCAACACAAAAATCTGTGGAGCTAATTAAATGGTGTGTTGATTTTATTGATGGGGTGCTGATTGCGGATTTCTATTCCGGCAGCGGCACAACCATCATGGCATGCGAGCAACTTGGCCGCAAATGCCGTGCCATCGAAATCTCGCCCGCCTATGTCGCCGTGGCGATCCAGCGCTGGGCCGATGCCACCGGCAAAGAACCCAAGCGCCTCGCATGACCCCCGCCGCCGAAGCCCTACGCGAACACCTCCGCTCGATCTATGCGCCGATTGACCGGCGCACCGTCACCGAGTGGTGCAGTGATGAAGTTATTCTCTCCGAACGCCAGACACAAATGCCCGGCGCGTTCTCCTGTCGCATGACCCCCTACCTCCGCGAACCGCTCGAGTGCTTCGGCGATGTGGACGTCTCCGACCTTGTGCTCGTCTTCGGAACGCAGACCGGCAAGACCACGATGGTGCAGGCCGGCACGGCATGGCGGATCGTGAACAAACCGCAGCCCGTCGTTTGGGTCATGCCCACCGAAGGCCTCGCCCGATCCTTTTCCGAGACCCGCTGGCTTCCGCTCTTTGAGGACAGCGCCACCCTCCGAGATCAGATCCCCAGCGACCGGCACAAATTCAAAAACCTCGAGCAGCATTTTTCCAGATGCTCAGCCGTGTTCATAGGGTCGAACTCCCCCGCGAACCTTAGTAGCCGCCCCGCCGGTCTCCTGCTTATGGACGAGGTGGACAAATTTGCCCGCGAGACAGACCAAGAAACCTCCGCCCTTCACCTCGCAGAGAACCGCACGAAGTCATTCGTCGGCGCGCTTCGCGTCAAGACCAGCACGCCCACCACGCCGGACGGCGCGATATGGCAGGAATACCAGAAAGGCACGCAGGAAAAATTCATGCTCGCCTGCCCGCATTGCTCCGAGCGCATCGAGCTTTTGTGGGAACAGGTCAAGTGGGATGCCACCGCCAAGGAAGACGGCAAGTGGAACATGGCTCGCGTCGAAGAATCCGCACGCTACATTTGCCAGCGGTGCGGAGGCGAGTGGAACGACGGCCAGAAAATCGAAGCCCTTCAAGCCGGCAAGTGGCAATCCACCAACCCCGCCGCCCAGCGCGGCTTCCGATCCTTCCACCTGAACAGCCTCTACGCGCCGTGGCGTTCCTGCACGTTCGGCGCTCTTGCCATCAAATTCCTGCGCGACAAGGGAACGATCAACGGCCTGCAAGATTTCACCAACTCGACCATGGCCATGCCATGGGAACAAATCGAGACCTCCATCGGCGAGCAGCACATCCTCGCCCTCCGTGGCGACTACCTTCGTGGGACTTGCCCCATCGAGCCAGCCCACATCGTCACATGCGCGGACATCGGCCAGGACAAACAACACTGGGTAACGGTCGCCTTTGATGCTGTCGGAGCATCCTACGTCCTCGACTACGGGACCACCCTCGCCATCGAGGATCTCCTCGAAGACTCACCCCGCCGCACCTACCGCACGCCATCCGGTGCCGAGGTCTCGCCCGAGTGTGGCCTCATGGATTCCGGCTTCGCCACATTCCGAGTCTACACCGCCTGCCAAGCCTCCGGCGGATTCTGGCACGCAAGCAAGGGTTCCGGTGCCACATTCGGAACGAAGATTTCCCGCACCGTCCTGCCCGACTTCCCCGGCGTCGTCCTCTATACCTACGTTGACCACGCCATCAAGACCGAGCTATTCAGCGACCGCATCCGCAACGCGCACCCGCCGCTCAAGTTGCCGGCGGATTCCACCAACGAACTTTTCCGAGGCCTCGGAGGTCAGCGCCTCGTCCCACGCAAAACCGCCAGCGGGACCGAGCTAATCTGGAAATCCGTTGCACAGGATCACTACATGGACGCACTCAAACTCTGCCACATCGCCTGGCATGTTTTGAAAAACTGATTTTTGACTTTCCCGCAAAATCACTTCCCGCTTCGCCTCTGCTTTTAAGCACGCGCACCAATAGCGCCTGAATCGACAGGCTCACCCGCTTGATCACCGGGGACGGGACTTCTTTTTGACACCCCGCCGAGGACGTGACCGACAAAGACATTGCACGCGCTGGATACAAGGCGCTCTTAAAAGCCCAGGCTAAAACCAAAGCCGAGTTACTTGCAATGGCCTCCGCCCTCGAGAGCGGGATTGACGAGACCATCATTACCCAGCTTTCCACAGACGGCACCGGCACCTCGGCACAAATGAGCTCACTGAGCAAGACCGACCGCCTCGCCGTCATCATGGAAATTTATTCCGAAGGCAACGGAGCGCGATCACTCGGGACCATTGCCAGTTTTTCAAGTTTCACTTCGATGATTTGACATCCGCACGGAGGGCATGGCCTCCAAGCAGGAAATCAAAAAATCAAGATGGGGCGGCAAACGCGAAGGCTCCGGACGCAAACCCTCACCCAAAGCGTCAGCATTCGAGGCCGCGGATATCTCCCATCAACGCGGCCTCATCCTCATCGATACGGTTGACCCCAAGCGCGAACTCACCCCACGCACCCGCGAGCAACTCATCCGCAAGGCCCGCTGGCTTTACAATAATGTGCCCGAGGTCACCTACATCGTGGAGCATATCGCGCAACGAGCTATCGGAACCGGCATCGTTGCCAAGGCCCGCACCGCTGACACAGAGTGGAACCGCCTCGCCGAACGTCATTTTGAAGATCGCGCCTGCGGAGAATCATGGGCCTTCGACGCGTCCGATTCCGTCAACTTCTACTCCTCCCAATCGCTCATCATTCGTCAGGTCGCCCTCGATGGTGACTTCTTCGCGCAAAAGCTAACGACCGCAACCGGAGGCGCACGCTTCCGATTCATCGGTGGCGAGCAAGTCGGCAGCACCGCAAGCTCAAGCGACCGTGCCTATGATGGCCTTCTCCTCGATCAATTCGGAGCGCCCACCTCCTACCGCGTCATCACCGACCGGGCGAATGGGAAGTTCGTTGACGTGCCCGTGGCCGACATGATGCACATGCGCCACGTCCGCCGCGTCGGCCAGCCCCGTGGCGTCTCATGGTTCCACAGCGCGATCATCCCCGCCCAGGATAAATCCGAAACCCGCGGATACGTCAAAGGCGCTTACAAAGCAGGATCACAAATCGGCTTCACCATCACCAGCAACGAAGCGGTCAAGATCGGCCTCGGGGCAACGAAGATTACGAACCAAGACGGAGACGAGATCACCACCGACTCACTTTACAACGGCACTCTCATTCCTCGCCTCAAGCCCGGCGAGACCATCCAATCTTTTAAAAACGAAGCGCCCGGTGCCGCATTCGAGCCACTCATGCGAAGCTACTCCGAGGACATCGCCCGAGCGGTGGGAGTCCCGCCCGAGGCCATCATGCTCTTGACCGGATTGGCCGGCACAGAAATGCGCGGATTCATCGAGGTCGCACAGAATTTTTTAGAGCGCATCCAGCAGATGGTCATCGATCAGTTCTGTTTTCCAGCTTGGAAGTTCTGGATCTGGCAAGAGATCCAAGCCGGTCGCCTGCCTTACCCTGGTGACGATTGGTGGAGAGTCGAATGGGTCACCCCTCGCAAGATCACGGTGGACAATGGCCGCGACGGTCGCCTCTACGCTGACCTCCTCGACCGTGGCCTCATGTCATGGGAACGCTATTGCAACATCCTCGGCCTCGATGCCGAAGCAGAGGAAGACGACATCATCCAGACATTCCAACGCCGCCAGCAGAAATGCGCCGCCCTCGGCCTTGATCTTAACGCCGTATTCCCAAGCAACCTCCGCAACCAAGCAACCTTTGCAGCCACCCAATCAACACAATGACAACCAACCCTACTTTTTATGCTCTGGAAAAATCCGGCGACAACGAAACCACGGTCACCCTTTACGACGAAATCGGTGCTTTTGGCGCAGGCTCAAAGCAATTCCTCGGAGACATCGGCAAGCTCTCCGGTCAACACATCCACCTCCGTATTAATTCGCCCGGGGGTTCCGTGGTTGAAGGCACCGCGATTTACAACTCTCTCCGCCGGCACAAAGGAGGGGTGACCGTTCACATCGACGCGCTCGCCGCCTCGATGGCCTCCGTCATCGCCATGGCCGGCGCTCCCGTTCTCATTGCCGACAACGCACTCATGATGATCCATAATCCTTGGACCGTCAGCATGGGTGGCAGCGAAGACCTCCGCAAAGAAGCCGACCTCCTTGACATGCTCAAGG